CTGCGTATACATAACTCGTGGAAGATGTGCTCACGCCGTTGGAGTAATACGCGCCGACGCGGAAGCGCTGATACGCGATTCCGCCGCTTGTGGTCCTCAACTGGCCAATAATTGATATTTCGACAATTGACGATGTTGACAGGGACGGCAATGTTATTGTCATGGACCCGGAGTCGGCGTAATCCGCCCCCACATCGCACTTCCTGCTCGATTCCGATATCTGCCCGGCAGGGGTTATCAACGCTTCCTGTATTGCCTCTACCGCGTCATAGAGCGTCTCGCCAGCCGTGTTGTAGTCGCTATGGCATCCGATCAGTCGCACCTTGTAGTATCTGGCCGTTGACGGAGGGACTGCCGCTCGCGTAAATATGTTCCACGATGTCGGATTATTGGATGCATCGTCATATATGGATGTATAACTTGTTCCACAAGCGGTCTTGTCGTCATCGTACCAAAGCAGCTGCACCACATTATGCACATCGGGAACGGTGGATTTCAGCGCGAATCTTATCGCAACAGGAACACCCTCCGCGCAAGTAATACAATCCTCCGTGTCCATATATCCGCCGCCGCTTCCTGTAGACACGAACCGATAACATACGCCGCCGTGCGCCTGGTCCGCCGCATATATGCCGCTTGATCCGCCGGAGAATAACGTGACCGCCCAGTTGTCTGGAACGCCATCGGAGTCGCTGTCGTTCTCGAACGATCCATTTAAGATGTAATCTGACGACCCCGCGCCAGATCCACCGATCAGGTTATACAGGTATGCGAGGTTATCTATTACGGCGTCGATGAGGGATTTCAGCGTTCCGCTTCCCTGCGCCGGCTTCGTTATTGCGGTATAAGGCATTTCGTGCGCCTCCCGTGTCCGCTATATCCACGCCCCGGCCATGTAGGAGTCCGGGTCAGTCGAATCCGCAAATCCATTGTCGTCGAGCCAATACCCGCAATTCTGCCGCGCCCATGATTTCTGCGCCGCTGTCCATGACGGGTTCCACTCCTCGCAAGACCCGCCGCCGAGCCGCATCGGGAACGTCATGGAATCGGCAACCCAATATCCCGGAGTGTCCTTCATCCCTCGTAGATCCCCCAATACCACATCTACCCACAGCGGACCGGCAAGGCGCCGGCGCACCTCCAGCACCTCTAATACCGCGTCTATACCGGCCTCATCGAACCTGACGTGGATGTATTCTCCAGGTTTCAACCTCCACGCCCTATGCGACAGGCGGGCGCGGTATTTCCTGATCCGCTCCCCTCTCATCCTGGCCGTGCGTTGGCAAACATACATCGCATCATCCGGGCTTGTTAGCGGCAGATCGCCCAAGTCGGAGACAACCGCAGTGTTTGCGCCTTGCAGATATTGCGATTCCGGGCGGTCATACATAACACGCTGGGAATAATCCTGTTGCTCTCTGTATTGGTACCCGGCCCTTATACTCGAAAATATTTCCGTTGCGTCCGTTGCCACTTCGAGTTTTTGAATCTCGCTGTCAACGAATGAAAGGCAGGACTCCCCAGGCACGGGAACCCACGCGACGAATCTATATTTACCGTCCAGCGCATGGTGGAACGACGCTCCAGCTACAGAGCATATGTCTCCTATGATCGATGACGCATCGTCCTCTTCTCCGAGATACAGCGACATCGCCATTCTGGTTACAGCGTTCCCGTCCGAATCTATCCCGATGTGATAGTGCGACCATGAAGCGGAGAACGATTCCGCGTCTATCGAAGACTCGGGTTCGCATAGCCATGTCACGAGAACATCCTTCACGACGTCCGCCGGATTCACCATGAGGGAGCCGTCAGGATTTGTCCTGCCTCGGAAATCCACGGCCACTTCAGCGTCCCCATCCCAATCATCGGCGGACAGCGTGAATTGGGCCGTACTCTCATCGTTAGTGGCGAAAGACACGCCTACCCATGTAGGAGTCTCCGCGTCTTCCGTGGCTTTCTTTTTCACGCGTACAGCGATAAATTCCTTTATCGGGTGATTGGCCACCTTGAATGTGTTGGTGGTCTTATCTATGCATGTCGGGCTTACGTCATACACGGTTCCGTATACTATTGGGATCGGATCTCCAGCTCTTGATTCATCCATGTTCGGATAGGCGTCGAGAGTCCAAACATCGACGGGGATCTTGCGCTTCAGTGCGCTTTTCTTTTCCTCCAACTCAAGGGAAAATACAGATGCGCTGTGGGACCAACCGACGATCCTTACTCCGGCCACTGTCTCATAATCGGAATAGTCGCACGGGCGATATACGCGCACAGGGGCCATCGCCGACGGTATTTCCGCGAGTGTCCCGCCGCCGGTGTCTGCATAAAGTTCTCCGCCGGACTCCGCTATCGCACCATCCACGCCCTGCCCCAATGGAAGGTCACGCACGATTTCGTCAATGCCGAGTTTGAGGATCGCCTCGCCGGAATCCCACTGTATGTCGTTTAGCGCGTCGAAATACCCATCTCCGCCGGCAAGATCAACCTTCCCTGCGCCGACCTTCCCAGGTTCCCCGAACATCGCCTCAATGCGTGCGGTAAGATCCGGCAATGATATGATCCTGCCGTCGTAATACATCCCGTTGATAACACGGCATTCGGTCGAAAACAGGAATAGCACTCTGGCCTGAACCGTCTTGCCGTATGGCGTAGATGAGTCAGACGGATGTATATACACCCTGCCGTTAGATTGATCCCAATGGTACGACCCGGAGTTAGACTCGACAGCACCTATGGACGGGAGCGAATTCAGCGGGGCTCCGTTTTCGTTTACCCCCACTACGCGCCTATTGGTAGATGCATAGTAGGTATGGGTTTTCCCTTCCGCGAGCGTCCAGTATTTCAGCCATTCGCCCGCGACAATCTCCAGCAACGCCACAGGACGAATGTTTGGATATTCAAGACGATCAGACAGCGCAGTCATAATTCCTCTCGCAACTTAAACGGGACGGACCAATAAATGCCGCCCTTAAGATGCTCGACCTTACGCTTCCCAAGCTTGGACAGCTTCCCGTAATACATCCACTTCATCGATATGCTTTGAGAATCTATAGCGATGAAGAACGGGGTGTGAGTCCCGACGTAGGCGCACAATGATTCAATCTGCTGCATCTGCGAGTCGGTAATGAAATAAAACTCGCCGCTTATCTCATCGTAGGAATCCCGTATGATGCTGTATGATTGCCCGGCGAGAGAATATTCGGTTTCGGACAGATCAACAGAGTCGATCTCCAGCGACCCGTAGGAGAACGATTGCTCAATTGTAGACACCGGCCCAAGAAAGACCCTCCCGATGTCCCTATATTCCGATGCGCCAGACTTCGTGAAAATGATCCTCCAGTACCGATACTCCTGCGGCGATGATAATACCTTCTTAATTGTTCCTGCAGAGTAGGTCAGGGTTTCGCTTACCGCCGGATCGCTCCATGTATCCGTCGCGTTCCCTTGTAGTTTTATGTCGGCGTCTTCCTCGGTCAGCGTATGGTCGAGCAGAATCACCGCCTGTATAGACATCGCCGAACCCAGGTCGAACACAATCGCTTCGCTCGCTGAAGACGTTCCGGTCCTGTAGACCCGCTTGCGATGCGGATGCGCAATATTCGCAACCGGGAGGTCTGCATTCTCCGATGCGGCGGATGTGATAGTCGTCGAGTAATCCACCACGTTGTCATAAAACAATCTGATAGCCATTATGCGGGCACCAATTGGATACGCCCGTACCTACCGGCGTTCCGGTTGATCCACGTTGCGAGCATGTCCCCATCGAGCATCAGCTGGATTACTCCAGGTCCGGACTCATCAAGCGGAGTTATTTTTTCAGGCCCCTTCTCCCCGACGAGTGCGATTGTCGGACTGCTTACAACGCCGCCCTCTGCGAGGGCCGGAATAGATAGCACCTTGGCAAGTGCTACCGTAGACGATAATCCTGCCATCGCCGGAGCGGCGTTGCCGCCGAACGTCGCAAGCGATGCCAAGGCCGCTGCCGGCGCCCACGCTGCGGCGACCGCGGAACCCGTTGCTACCGATACCGCTATCTGCTCAACGGCTGCCGCCTTCTCGAACGCGGCCATGAAAAGTCTTGATACAACCCACTTGGCGACGTAATCGGAAATAATCGACAACAGCATCGTTCCAAGTCCCTTTACCGCGTCTTTCGCGGTAAGAGTGCCTTCGACGATGCCTTGGATGGTTGAGGACATCCAACCCTGAAGCCCGCCGTATAACTGACGCATCGAATCGACAATTGCAAGATTTGCATCGAGCCACGCAGTCCGGTACATATCGGACAATTCAACCGACTGCTGATATACGGCGTTCCACTCCTGCTGCTGCTCAATGCTCCGCTTCGTCGCCTCCGCGTCCATGCTGGCGATGCTTTCGATGCCGTCTATCCTCTCCTGCGTCATCGCGCCGAACGCCGCCGCAAATTCCTCCGCCTGTTGTTTCTGCGGCGCCCAATATTCGGCTTCCGCCTTCTCAAGCGCGTCCAACGCCTCAATTGCTCCGCTATACTGTGCCCGGATCGTCTCCATCTGATCCGCGAACGTGAATTGCTCTTTCCCTTTCCCTGTTTTCTTCGTATCCGTCTTGCCGGAAATACTACGTGCGTCCCTCTTCGCTGGCCCCCATGCGGACACGCCCATCGCTTCCGCGTCCGCTCCAACCGTTGCGGATTCGGGCCGTTCGTTTTGCATCCATGCGGCCCTTGCGGCCTTGCGGATCTCCCACAATTTTTCAAGCATGATGATCGCCTTGCCGGTCCACGACACGATCCGCATCTTCATACGATCAATCGCGTCGCCTGCGGCATCAAGCGAATTGATGGTATTTTCATCAAGGGCTATTCCGAGATTTACCGCTTCATCCTTCATCTTGCGAATGCCGGCAGCGCCTTCATCCATCATCGGCAGGATGTCCAACCCGGCACGTCCGAATATGGCGAGCTGGATCGCGCTCTTGTTCGCCCCGTCATTAAGCTCTGACATCTTATCCGCGATGAGTTCAAACACCTCCTGCGGTTTCATTTTTTCCAACTCCGCAGTGGATATGCCTAACTCGCTGAACGCCCTCGCGGCATCGGACGTCGGGTTCGCTGATTCGGCAATTGCCTTGTTCAGAAACTTGAATGAATTACCCAACGTCTCCAGTTCGACGCCGTTCATCTTCGCGCCGTATGACAGTTTCGACAGCTCCGCTGCTGATACGCCGTATTTCTTGCCCATGTCGGAGAGTTTCGATCCGAGGTCAATCGCTTCCTTTGCCATCGCCCCGAGGCCTGCAATGCCTACTCCTGCGCCTATCGCGCTGAAGGCAGCCGTTATCTGATCGGTGGCCTTGCGGACAATGTGCACCGCCTTGCCCATGTCGTTCTGGAGTCTGGCAAGGTTCGCCCCGATCTCTATGAGCAGTGTTCCGGTCGTGGAAGCCATTTATTCCCTCTTCGCGTTGACGAATGGCATGAAGTCCGCCGGAGTCAGCGGCTTGCTATCCTTGCCGCGATTCGCGTTGTAAATCAGAGAAGACGTTATCGCCTGCCGCACATCGCCGCGTATTTCCCCTATCGGCTCGATGCGGTCATATGCCATCCACTCCGACAACTCTTCGCTTGTTATGCGAGACAACATCTCTCGTACTGTCATCCCGAGAGCGAGCGCTAATCGGAAATAGAAACGTCGCTCGTCTCGGGTTCGGAGTTTTTTTCCATGTCCGAAACTTCCTTCGCGCCTATTCCGTTCAGGCGCATCGCAACCTCGAATACACGATTCAGCGCGATTGCGGATTTCCTGCCGAGGACTTCCGCGTCCTTGTCCTGGAATATCCTGTTCCCATGCTCATCTACGGCGCAGTAAGCCACAAGTAAGGCGCGGATGTTTTTCATCGCGCCCTTGCCTTCCGCGAGTTTCGCCTCAAATGCGTCCCGCTCCGTGCCGGTGAACGAACTCACATACACATCCCCGCCCCATTCAGGTACGTTGACCAGCTCGCGCTTGAGGTCCGCCGCCTCAAGAATCATGTCCCTTGTTAGGGTCATGCCCATGTAGTGACCCCCTTCTTTCTGATCGTCACGCTTGCCGTGACTACACCATCAACGGAAAGTTTCGTCCCATACCCGGAGACGAACCCGGTGAAGTTTTCCGTAGTGGTCCCCGTATCGGCATAGACAACCTGGAAATCCACCTCCGCTCCATCCTCGAAGCGTTCCCTGATGGCATTCTGCCCGGCATCGGAGAAATCGACGTTGCACTCGAACGATGCCTCGCCGTAGTCGGGCAGGCCGGCCACGAACTCCTTCGCGGTCGAATCCAGATCGGTCGTGTCCACCTCGGAGGTCTTCCCGCCGCCGGTGTCGATGTTCTTGGCACCACCAACAGCTGTCATCGTGACGGGGGTTGCCGTGCCGGCGGAGTCGTAGGTCGTGTACCCGGAGGCGTCCACATCCTTGAGGCAGAAGGTGTTCGTGGTGCAGTAGTCGACCGTGTACGTGTTCCCGTTGAGCTCCGTCATCCCGACTACGGAGGCGATGGTGACCCGGTCGCCGTCGGAGAGCCCGTGGGAGCTGGAGGTGACGACGGGCGGATATGCCTTCGTAATCGCAGTGATGTTCTTCGCCCCGCCGGATCCCGTCTCGATGTTGATCTTCGTACCCTGCGCCCTGATTGCGGTGACCATGCCAATGCCCTCCTTTTTGGCGGCAATAAAAAAGCCGCCCGAGGGCGGCTGTCGTGCGGTTGACTGCGATATTTCTATTCGCTATTCGAAATGACGAAGTCGTTCGACACCCGGAACGCGCCGCCTTCCTCGAGAACCTTCGGGTCGTCGCCAGATACGGCGAACGTGGTCGAGCCGCGCATCGCAGTCGTCACGGCATCGGCCACGGCCCACGCTTCCTTCTCGGTGTCCGCGTAGACGTCCACCTGCATCCGGGAGTTCTCCAGGCCGCAGTACCCGTCGAGCGCGTACTCCCGTCCCGAGGAAATCCGCTGGTAGACCACATATGGAAGCGTGGTTCCCTGCGGGGCCACTACGGGATAGACCCGTGTGGAGACCAGCGCCAGGACGCCGGCATCAGCAGAAAGGAGCGCGTAGATTTTCGCCTCGAGGGACATCTATCTCCCCTGTCTCCGAAGTGCGCTTTTCCACGCGGCAGGCACCCCGCGCTCCATGCGGCTGCGCATCAGCGCGATCACCCGGTGGACGTTGTTGTCGAAGGCGCGGCGCAGGAACGGCCGGGCCGGGATGAAGCGCGTCCCGAACTCCATGAACATCCAGTAGAAGGTATCGACCCCGCGGAACTTGGACCGGGGGCCGACCTTGTTCATCACGGTCGCCCGTGGATCCTTGAAGCGCCAGGTCTGGATAGACGCCTGCAGGGTCCCAGGGAGGACCATGTACCGCTTGTTGACGGCAAGGTGCGGCTCCTGCGCGACAGGGGCATGGATGGCGGCCTCCCGGGCTACCAACTTCGACCCTTCCGCCACCATCTGCCGGACGACCCGCTCCTCGAGTTCCTTCGGAAGCCCCCGCATCGCCCGCTCGAGTTCCGCGAAACCGGTCACCTTGGCCTCTATCATCAGGTGGCCTCCGTCGCCATGATCCGCATCTCCCGGTTCGCTTCCCGCACATTCATCGGCGGCTGGATGTCGAACACGCGCCCGCCGAATACGATCCGCATCTTCGAGGTCAGGCCGGCCAGGTAGCGCATCCGGATCTCGTGCGTCAATTCCCCGTTGACCTGCTTGGCTGCGGTGAATTCCCGGCTGCTCCCCGGCTCGACGGAGGCCCACACAGTGGCGAAGGTGGACCAAGACTCGACAATGCCGCCATGATCATCGCGGGCTTCGGACACCTTTTCCACCGTGACCCTATGCCGCAGTCGTCCCGCCCTCAAAACCGCCACCCCACGATGAAGGGGTCCAATAGGCCATCCACGTAGTTACGCGGGATTTCAGACGAAATGGTTCCCGTGATAACCTCTTCCCGGTTCTCCAGCGCTGTGGCGATCCGGACCTTCAGCCAGTTCTTCAGCGGATCCGGGACATGATCGGCGCTTTCGTATCCCGCCTCGTAGACGATGGTGACGGCGTTGTAGATGTCCTGCGTGCCGGGCCAGGACGTGCCAGAGGCCGGCTTGATCCGTGCGGGCTCCCGATTAAGGTCCGCCTGGTACTCCGAGGACGACAGCGTTTGCGTATCGCCGTTCTCGTCGACGTAGGAGATGCTGGTGACGGACCGCACCTTCGGCCGCGGCAGGACGATCTCATCCGGAAACCCGTCCAGGACCATCGTGATCGTCTGCGGCATCCACGCCCGCCTCGTATGGTTCTCCCCGATCAGGCGCCACGCCGAGATCATCCCGGAGACCATCGCCGACTCGTCGGTCCCATCCTCCCGCATATGCTCGAACACATCGTCAGGAGTGATGGGCTCTTTATCTGGCGGAGTCGATACGAAGAAGGACCATTCCACGGGAGCCCCCTAGTACCACAGCGTCACGGCGCAGGAAGCGTTATCCGTTGCCGCGCGGATGCCCTTCAGATAGCCAATCGCGTCGGGACCGGACATCTGCCAAGAGGAATCTGCCGTCAGCACATGACCCACCGTCGCGGTCGGCGTGGTCTGAAACGCCCATATCGTGTCGGCGTCCTCGCAGGAGATCGTCGCGGCGATGGGCGTGAGCGTATTGTCCGTGCCGCCGAGGTACGTCCCGGAGGCGGCCGTGACGGCGTTGTCGAGCGTCCGCGCCACGTTATCGATGGTGATCTGCCAGGTGCGCGGGGCCTTGCCGGCCAGGGGCACGGCCCCCTCAAACCGATCCGGAATGGAAAGGCTTCGCTGGTGCGCCACCGAGGAGCTGTCCGCCGCGTAGATCACCCCGGCGAAGATCGCAAGGACGGAAATTGCAACGAGAAGCTTTTTCATCTTTGTCCCCTCCGGGGCTTGAAAATGAAAAGGGCCGGTCGTACAGACCCGGCCCATGGGGGGTTTCTGGATGGACTACCGCGCCGACCAGGCTTTCACGTAGTCGACGTACAGGGCGCCGACGCCCGTGCCGGTTTCCTTGTGCGCCATGATGAACGGCTGCACGACCACGTTGCTCCCGTTGCTCATGTCGAAGGTCGTACTTCCGGCGACCCGCTCCCCGTCGATGTAGAACTTGACGTCCGTGACATCAGCGAAGTCGATCCGGAAGACGTGGTACGCATCGTTGACCACGGTGACGCCGGTCGCCTTCGCGTTGTTGTCCGTGCTGGCGTCGTCGGTGTGGATGGTGCATGCCAGCGAGGCATCGAACATGAACAGCGCGTGAACCGTCGGGCCCGCGTCGGCCTCGGCGATCGGCCCCTCGACGTAGTTGTTCGCCACGCCGAAGTAGAGCTCCGCCTGCCCCGTCGGCGTGGTATGGACCGCCGCGCGGAACTCGACGATGGGCCCCTTGTCGAGGTTCAGGTTGAGATTGTCCCCCCAAGTCAGCCCGGCTTCCTGCTTCTCGTTGGTGCTTTCCAGGCTCAGCGCCACAACGCCGCCGTGCTGGTCGGCCAGGATCGCCTCGGTGGCCTCCCCGGTATCCTTCACCGTCCAGCCTTTGACGCCGGCGGCGGTCGTCTGGATCGCGGTTCCCTCGAAATCGTCGACCCACCAGAACGGCGCCATCGCGTGGAGCGTCTCGAAGGTCGAGCCGTCGTAGAACGTCTGGATCCCATGTTCCCACTTGCACTTCGTGGTCATGTCTTCTCCTTCCGATCCCGTAAAGGGACCGACCCATCAGGGCCAGAAGTGGGGCGGCCCGGGAAGGACCGCCCCGGGTTGGCTACGCCAGGCAGGTCTCCGAGCGGTTGCTGGTGTAGCGGGGCTCGAGGATTGCGAAGGCATAGGCGATGCCCGCATCGGCGGCGTCCGACAGCGACGCGGTGAGCCACTCCTCGCCGTTGGCGACTTCCATGTC